GCAGGGTTTCCGCATCACACAGAACTTGTTCGACGCTATCTATGCCGAAGGCATCGAGATCGATGGTGCGCAAAACAACATGTCTGGATTCAACATGTTCCTGGACGTGGCCACCAAATTCCGTGGCGGCGCCTATCCTGCCGCCGACAATTTCAACGTCATACTGATCGACACAGACAACAATGTAAGTTTTGGCGATATGTTTGAGCGTGATTCTTCAGCAGATGAATTAAAAGCACGTATCAATATCGACAACAAAAAAGTCTTTGCCATGGAAGCCGGCGAGAGATATCGCTTTGGCACCTTGGTACAAGAAGCTGGTGTGCTGGTAGACAAAACTGTTGGTAGTGGCACCTTGTTGACATTGCCTGCCGCGCTGGGTTCAGCATTTGAAGTGCGATACAATTTCAAAGATCTAGTAACCACTCAGGTCCGTTACGGCACCTTGGTCATTGTATCTGAAGACATAGATGACAGTTCTACTTTTCCTGTGTCTTTCACTGATGACTATACTGAAAATGGTCCTGTCGGACTCACGCTTTCTGTGAGCCAGGTAGGTTCTGACATCGAAGTCTCTTACACCATCACGGCCAATGGCCGTTTCCGATACGCTGTTAGCACTCTAGGATAACTGTGTGGCCCAACCGGTATGAAGACCGATTGGCTTCTTGGTATCAACTGAGAGAGGCCAACCTCAGCAATGACTTAGATCAATGCCTATTGGCAGTGAATGATTGGTGGCAACAGTGCCCATGGGTTCCGTATTACCTCCACTGGGATGACATGGCCGATTGGCCGGACCCCTGGGATCTTTTGTCCGATAATCATTTCTGCAGTCTTGCAAAAGCACTGGGCATAGTGTATACTCTACATATGATGGCAAGATCAGACATAACCCAGGTGGAAATAGCCGTAAATGGCGAATCAGCGGACAATTTAGTCCTGGTCAATGAGGGAAAATATATACTGAATTGGGAAGCCGGGCAGTTGTTAAATATCACATCACCAGCAGTCAATATCAAGAAGAGCGTGGATTCACGAGCAGTCACAAAAAAAATCAATTGAGGTAGCGATGAGCATACAAATCACAAAGAGAGACGGAAGCAAGGAGCCTCTGGATCTCGAGAAGTTGCATAAAGTAGTATTTTGGGCCACAGAAGGCATCACAGGCGTAAGCGCCAGCGAAGTAGAAATTAAAAGTCACATACAGTTTTACAATGGAATGAAAACCGCAGACATCCAGGAGACTCTGATCAAGAGCGCCGCGGATCTCATCACTGAAGACACTCCCAACTATCAGTTTGTGGCCGGCCGACTGATCTGCTACCATATACGCAAACAAGTATACGGCCAGTTCCAACCTTGGCCAATCCGGCAGCTGGTCGAGAAAAATGTCACCGCAGGATTCTATGACGCGGAACTGCTCACTGCCTACAACGATGATGAGTGGGATCGCATCAACTCATTCATTCGACATGATCGTGATGAACAACTGACCTATGCGGCCATGGAACAGTTCCGTGGCAAGTATCTGGTGCAGAATCGTGTGACCAAGGAGCTGTTTGAAACTCCGCAGATGGCCTATGTGTTGATAGCGGCCACGCTGTTCCAACACTATCCAAGAGAAAGCCGCATGATGTGGGTGCGAGATTATTATGACGCTATTTCCACACATCAGGTATCACTGCCCACTCCGGTCATGGCCGGCGTGCGCACTCCTATCCGTCAATTCTCATCATGTGTGCTGATCGAGACCGCTGACAGCCTTGATTCAATCAATGCCACTTCTTCCAGCGTGGTCAAGTATGTGAGCCAAAAAGCCGGTATTGGCATCGGCGGAGGACGCATACGTGCGTTGGGGTCACCCATCCGCAATGGAGATGCTTATCACACAGGTGTTATTCCTTTTTACAAAATGTTTCAGGCGGCTACCCGCTCGTGTAGCCAAGGCGGCGTGCGCAATGGAGCCGCCACTCTTTATTATCCCATCTGGCACTACGAAGTAGAAGATCTCCTGGTGCTAAAGAACAACAAAGGCACTGAAGACAATCGTGTGCGCCACATGGACTATGGTGTGCAATTCAACAAAGTCATGTATGAGCGACTGTTGACTGGTGGGGATATCACGCTGTTCTCACCGCATGATGTGCCCGAGATGTATGAAGCCTTCTTCACTGATGTGGAACGTTTCCGTGAACTGTATGAAACAGCCGAACGCAACACCAAACTCCGTAAGAAAAAGCTCAAGGCCATCGACCTGTTCACGGCATTCATGCAAGAGCGCAAAGATACCGGACGCATCTATCTCCAGAACGTTGATCACGCCAACACTCACGGCTCGTTCAAGCCAGACTTGGCGCCTATTAAAATGAGCAATCTCTGCTGTGAGATCACCTTACCTACCAAACCACTCAATGATGTGCATGACAAGGACGGCGAGATCGCGTTATGCACACTCAGCGCCATCAACTGGGGTGTGTTCCGTGATCCTGAAGACATGGAACGTGCCTGCACTTTGGCTGTGCGAGGTCTGGATGCATTGTTGAGTTATCAGAACTATCCTATCCTGGCCGCGCAGATCGCCACAGAAAATCGCAGACCTCTAGGAGTGGGCATCATCAACCTGGCCTATTGGTTGGCCAAGAACGATCTAAGTTACAGTGACCCCGGAGCACTGCCTGAAGTGGATCGTTGGGCGCAACACTGGTCATACTATCTCATCAAAGCATCAGCGGATCTAGCACAAGAGTTTGGCGCCTGTCCTCGCAGTCCTGAAACCCGATATCACGATGGCATCTTGCCCGTGGATACCTACAAACGTGATGTGGACGAGTTGGTGCCGCATCGAGATCTAGTGGACTGGAAAGGTCTGCGTCAGCAGTTACAAAAACACGGCATCCGGAATTCTACCTTGATGGCCTTGATGCCAGCAGAGACGTCAGCACAGATATCTAACTCTACCAATGGTGTGGAACCTCCTCGCAGTTATGTTTCCATCAAGCAGAGCAAAGATGGTGTGCTCAAACAAGTAGTGCCCGAATATCGCAAACTCAAAAATAAGTATGAACTGCTGTGGGATCAGAAAAGCCCCGAAGGCTATCTACGCATCATGGCTATCTTGCAGAAGTATATCGACCAAGGCATCTCTGTGAATACATCATACAATCCACAGCACTTTGAAGATGAGAAGATCCCTATGAGTGACATGCTCAAGCACATGATCATGTTCTATAAGTATGGTGGCAAGCAGTTGTATTATTTCAACACCTATGATGGCTCGGGGGAGATCGACGCAGATCGGATGAACAGACAGGAAATCCTGATCGAAGCCCCCGACACTTCGATACAAGCAGATGAAGACTGCGACAGTTGCAAAATATAAAGAGAATAATAAATGAGCGTATTGAATCTAAAAAAGAATCGTGACCACACCAAGAGCTTGGCTTTTCTTGATCCTCAAGGCGGACTAGGCATGCAAAGATATGACACACTGAAGTATCGTCAGTTTGACAAACTCACCGACAAGCAGTTGGGATTTTTCTGGCGTCCAGAAGAAATAGATGTGCTACGTGACTCCAAGGATTTCAAGGATCTCACACCATGGGAACAGCACATCTTTACCAGCAATCTCAAACGCCAGATATTGCTGGATTCTGTGCAAGGTCGTTCACCCAATCTGGCCTTCTTGCCTTTGGTTACACTGCCTGAATTAGAAACCTGGATAGAGACCTGGGCTTTCAATGAGACCATACACAGCCGTAGTTACACACACATCATCCGCAACATCTATTCCGACCCCGGCAAGATATTTGATGAGATGTTGGACATCGAAGATATCGTGACCTGCGGAACAGACTGTTCCAAATACTATGATGACCTCATACAATACTCCACTGCCTATCAACTGTTGGGAGTTGGCCGGCACACTGTCAACGGCAAGACACTGGAAATCACTGAATATGAACTGAAGAAACGACTATGGTTGGCTGTGGCCTCGGTCAATGTGTTGGAAGGCATAAGATTTTATGTTTCGTTCGCTTGCTCGTGGGCATTTGCTGAGTTGAAAAAGATGGAAGGCAATGCCAAGATCATCAAACTGATCGCACGTGATGAAAACGTCCATCTAGGATTCACACAGACTCTGCTTAAACTGTTGCCACAAGACGATCCAGATTACGTGAAAATCAAACAAGAAACACAGGCCGACATGATCACCATGTATGAGTCAGCTGTAGAACAAGAAGAACGGTGGGCTGAGTATCTTTTCCGTGACGGAAGCATGATCGGTCTCAACAAACAGTTGTTGTGCGATTACGTAGAGTGGATCGCCCACAAGCGCATGACAGCCATTGGTTTGCCCAATCGCTATCGCGGCGGATCCAACCCTTTGCCATGGACGGCCAAATGGATCGCAGGTGCTGAAGTGCAGGTAGCACCTCAAGAAACTGAGATCACTTCCTATGTGATCGGCGGCACCAAACAGGATGTCACAGATGCTACTTTTTCTGGTATGAGTCTATGATGTTGACTGTGTATTCAAAAACCGTTTGCCCGTTTTGTGTCAATGCTAAAAATTACTTGAAAAGCAAAGACATACCCTTCGAAGAAATCAACATCGAAAAGGATGAGCAAGCACGCCAGTTCATCCAGGAAAAAGGTCATCGCACGGTGCCGCAGATCTATTTTGAAGGCAAATTATTTGTGGAAGGTGGGTTCCAAGGTTTAAGTAAGTTGACGCGAACGGACATCCGCGAGCGCATGAATCTTACAGACCTAGGAACCATATGAACGTATTCCAAAGAAGCCAAATATACACTCTAAAATTAATCAGCGGTGAAGAAATCACCGCCAAAGTCGTAGAAATCTGCGGCGATGTGATAGAAGTTACCCAACCCATCAGCATGGTCCTGGGCCCACAAGGGCTTCAGATGATGCCCAGTTTGTTTTCAGCAAATCAGGACAAAACTGTGCATATAAATACTGCTACGATAGTGATGCAGGCAGAAACACGCGAAGACGTCAAGTCCAAATACATTGAGGCTACCACAGGAATCGCCACTCCGCCTGCTAAACAAATCATAACAGGATAACATCATGCCACCATCAGTAAGAATCGGAGACCCAAACATAGCCGGGGGTCTCGCAGTATTCCCCGGCGCTCTCAGCGTGCTGATCAACGGTCGTCCGGCCTGCACCACAGGCACTTTAGTCACACCTCATCCTTGTTGCGGTGCACCTGGTTGCGAGATTCATTGCGCCGCTTTGACCACACTGGGCAGTCTTTCTGTGCTGGCCGAAGGCAAACCCATTGTTTATGTTGGGTCACCTGACACCTGTTTTCATCCTCGGGCATTTGGAAGTCTCGATGTTATAGTAGGAATCTAAATGGCCTGCGCAGGCGCACTCACCTCGATCATAATGACTGCGGTTGGCGCATTTATCGCCAACGGAGGCCTCGCAGAAGTGTTTGGTGGAGCACCTGTGGCCGGCGCAGCCGGTAGTGCGGCCGAAGGTTTAGTCACTGTGTATACTCCATCGGGTGAAATCTTTTCCATGAGCACTGCTGAAGCAGTGGCGTCGGGCATCATTGAAAATACTGCGAGCCAATCGTGGTTCAGCGGTCTCGGAGGTCTGGGAGACACTCTCAATTCCATGACCAACAGTTTTTTAGAATTCACTGCGCCCATGAGAGAAGCCTGGAGCAATCTAGCCACCGCCCCGGCCGCAGCCGGCAAACAAGTATTCAATTCAGTTTCTGGAACCTGGGGACCAAAAACAGCACAATTTTTGTCATCGGTCACAGAAGGGGTGTTCAAGACCGCTATCCAAGAAAGTATCACTTGGGCTAGCCAAACTCTTGGGGGCACTGGTACATTGGTCGCAGGGGCGTTGGTTGGCGATCCCAAGATCCTAGGTCAGGCTTTCAATGCTGCCAATTCTTTCGCGCAGACAGCCAATGGCTTTATCAACGCAGCCGAGTCGGCCGGAACCTATCTCAACAAAACCTTCACCAACATGGAAAATACCATCACTGCCGGCGTGGATGGAGTCAGCAAATGGTTTGAAGGTCTGGGCGATGACATCAGCAAACTAGGCAACACCGTGGACTGGGCCAAACTTGATTTCCTTGGCTATCCAGGACAACTGATCGCCAACCTTGAAAACAGTGGAACACTGGGCCCATTCTATGACAAACTGGGCAACATCCAGGTAGATCCCCGCACCGCACAGCAGTTGGGAGTGAACATAACCAATGCTTTATTGGGCCGTGAAGAATTGCGTCTCAAGGATCTCGGCATTGATCTCAATCAGATAGCGCGACAAGGTGCAAATCTGCCCGCCGGCATACAAAAAGAAATATACACAGAACTGACCAAACTCACGCCCACTGAAGTCACACAGGTCAAAGGCATATTGAACAACACACAGGTCGCTGTGCAGAAAGGTCAAGACCTACTTGATCCACAAAAACTTTTTGCCTCCAGCTCCAGCACACTGACCACGCCTATCCGTGTGGGGTCTGTTGGCTTCCGTGGTATCTATGAAGCAAGTGGCAGCATCAATCCTGAACTCAATGACTTAGGAGAAAATCTCAAAGGTATCATACCCGATGACCTGGCAGTGGCCAATTCCGCATTGGGCCGCAGTTTCCTACAGGTCAAGGGTATTTCAAATACCAGCAGTGATTCATTGGCCGCAAGTGTCCTGGAATTGGAAAACCTCAGAGATTTGCCTTTGATAGCCGGTCAGGAAGAATATGTGACCCAACCGGTGATTGACTATTGGAAAAATTACTATGGCGAAGATTTTGGCATACAGTTGACCACTGGCAACAATGGGTCATATGTAGTTTCAGACATCGTGGGATTTGCCGCAGGTTATAATTCAGGACAGCCTCTCCAGGACAATGGCCCGCTGTTGACCAGCCTCAACGCCAATGGTGCCTTTGCGGAATTCACACAAAGCCAGGGCATCTACGAAACCATCCAGCAATTCTGTCTAGGCACATTTGGTCCAACTGCCAACCCCACACCAGTGGATCCGCCCAATGATGATTACCAGATAGAGATCCCTGTGGGATGGGCAGCCGCGGGCATTTATTATGGCGCTACAGGCAATATTGCCTTTCAAGATGCATGGCTAAATGGAATCATTCCTTATACCGCTGTGGCGTCAACAGACATCTACGAAAACTATCCAGATGCGCAAACAGTAAACGCCAACGAAACAATCTGGCAAGAGCAGTATGGCAGAGAATATCTCAACAGACAACGTGCAGATCTCATCGTCACAGATATCAGAGCGTCTGACACAACTGCCATCAATTTTGGACAGTCCTTGCCTCAATTTGGTAGAAACACTGAATTCGGCGGACCGGCCATGTGGTTAGAGCGTGTGGCCAATGCCAACAGCCTAGGAGGGCAGGCCTTGATCGCTGCCATGCGCGAGGGTCGCAATCAAGCTAGATTGGATGATGCAGGCATCAAGACGGACACAGCACTGGCCACAGAACAACCGCAGTTCCCAGGAACGCTGGCGCCGAACACTTTGACCAAAGAAGAAGCCGACGCCCTGGTGATTCGTTCCTAGGTCAGTGGGCACTAACCTACGAAAACCCTACAAACAGTAGGGTTTTTTTGTGGTTGACCAAAAATCGCCATTTTGCTATAATATGAGTTATAGTAAACAACTTGGAGCCACAGTATGTCTAAGAAACACTTTGAACTACTCGCCAAATACATCGATTCTATCATGGATCCGCATTGCCGTTTGCAAGCGGCTATCGCGGTGGCATCTGCTTGTAAAGAAGCCAATCGCAGATTTGACTCGGATCGATTCTTTGCCGCTTGCAACATCGGCGCCGCCGAGGTCAAATAACATGGCCTATCACGTTTTCCGACACAACCAGGACTATGGTCCACGATCGGGGCTGGAAGGTCCGTTCCACTATCCCAATGGCCGGGTGCTGTATTATGATCCCAAGGCCGGTGAATACTGGGATCCACGCACAGATTTTTATGTGCCAAGAGATGAAGTCGCTGAATTACAGCAAAGCATTTTTGATCAGGTGGCGGCATGACACAACGAGATGTCACCTTATCGATCACGTTCACACTGGATGACATCGAGGTGCTCCAGCGCATCTGGAATCGGTATGGTTATGTCATGGACGAGACCGGCATCATCTCTCACATATTAAACGAATATGAAATGAAGACTGCTGACAGTCTAAATACAAAGGTAAAGGCATGACACAGGCACGCGATTGGCACAATGATGAATTCAATGGATTAAAAGTGGCGGCAGATTGGATACAAGATCTCGAAGGCTCAGACTCTAGGCTACACAAAGAAGCAGTGATCGAAAAGGCTCTGGTAGCGGCTCGATTAGGGTCGGCAGGGGCGCAGTGTTTTTTATACAACTGCTACCTGACCTACAATCCTTATTTCGTCTATGGTGTGAAGAAGGTTCCAGAAACCCAAGGACTCACAGGAAAAGACAATCCCTGGACTGAGTTCTGGGCTCTCACAGAAGGCCTCCGAACCCGTAGCATCACTGGCAACAAGGCACGTGATAGGATCGACGAACTGGCCGGTCGTTTTGACTCAGACGAGTGGAACGGCCTGGCCCGTCGTGTGCTGATCAAAGATCTCCGCTGTGGTATTTCAGAAAAGACCTTAAACAAAGTGCTGGGTAACTCGGAATGGAAGATACCGGTGTTCACTTGCCAACTGGCGCAAGACTCGGGCGATCATCCGGCCAAGATGAAAGGTCGAAAACGTATCGAATGTAAACTGGATGGTGTGCGTGTGCTGGCAGTGGTCAGCGGTAGCACAGTGAACCTCTACAGCCGCAACGGCAAACCCTTTGACAACTTTCCGCAGATCGCTGAAGCCATAGAAGATTGCAGGGCTGTGTTCCGTCACGGACTGAACTCAGGTGGTAGATTTGTGTTGGATGGTGAGATCGTGGGAGAGTCATTCCAGAAACTCATGCGTCAAGCACATCGTAAAAGCGATGCCCAAACTGATGGCATGGTTTATCATATCTTTGATATCATTCCTCTGGAAGATTTTGAGCGTGGGTTCTGGAACGCACAACAGCACAAGAGACTGGACATACTTAACCGGGCAATGGAACCGCTACAAGAGCAGACCGATTGCCTCCGTATCATGCCCGGACTGGAAGTGGATCTCGACACCGGAGAAGGTCATGACATCATGGATCGATTCGCCCAAGATGCTGTCACGGCCGGCTATGAAGGTATCATGATCAAGTCGGTGGATGCGCCCTATGAGTGCAAGCGAACGTCTTTTTGGATGAAGTGGAAACCCACCATAACAGTGGATTTGGAAATCGTGGGTTTCGAACAAGGAACTGGTCGCAACGAAAAGCGATTGGGTGCTATAATTTGTGAAGGAGATG